CAACTCATAAAATCCATCAACCTTGTTCCAAAACTCTCTTGGCAACATATCATAAAAATCATCAACATTCATTCCTAATTGTCCGAATGCTATCCTCTCAAGTTTTGGCCAAGTTAGCTCTTCTGTGCTCTCTTGGCCTTTGGCTTTTTTTCTTCATCTCCGACCATTGCTCTTCCTAATATTTCAAAAGCTTTTTCCATACAATCCATGTGTCCATCAAACATATCTGTTACGTCATCAATTGAATAATGGAAAGGTTGTTTTGCCGCTCTGTAACCATCTTCCAAACCACAATAAATTAAACTAAACGCATCATTGAAAGTCATTTTCCCCTCTGATAATTTATTTAGGTCATTCATTGTTGCTCCAGTCATTACGCTATATTTTCTTAATGCATTAAAACCAAACCTGATTGGCATCTTATGTTCTCCAATCTCTAATATTTCATATTTCATTTTCTAAGTGTTTTGTCTTTTCTGATATTAAAAGAAACCTACCCCCCTACTCAGAAAAGAAAACAGGGAGGCAGGATCTTAAAATTGTTATTAAGCAATAGTTTGTGTTAAAGCTCCACTACCTTGGAAAGATACTGAAAATGTTGCTGTATCTTCTAAAGGTGCTGTTAAACTTGCAGAAGTTAGCCAAGCAGTCCCAGTGTATTTTGTATCTCCTGTTCCTGATGAAGTAACTCCAAAAGTTAAAGTAAAAGAAGCTCTTGTTGCCATATAGCCTGTAAATATTTCACTTAAAGTTTCATTTGATATTGCTGAACCAGCAGGGTCAAGCCATGCGTATAAAGCATCACAAGAAACATCCCAGTTTCTTAATCCCTCCATATTTTCTTCCCATCCAGCAGATTCTTTGTTTGTTGTAGAACGCGGGCTGTGGTTCATGTTGATTGTTGCATTAGTAGAATAAGCCACTAATGTTCCGCCAACGTATACCCCTAGATCGGTCCCATTTAATTGTCCATTTGCCATTTTTTTTCTATTTTATAAATTTATAATTATTTTATTTTTGCTCCTTTTGAGCTTTTTTTGATTTCTTCTCTTTTATTTTTTCAGGCTCTCCATATCCATTTTCTTCAAGCCATTGATATTTTTCTTGTGTTACATCAATAACCGCTCCAGCTTCTAGCGTCTTTATTTCATTAACAACATATCTTCTCTTTAATTCAAATTTCATTTTTTATTCATTTATATCAATCCAACCATTATCTGGATTGTTGATTTGTTCAATTATTTCACTATGAGAATAAACCTTTTCCCCCTCTAAAAATGGAGGTGTTTCCCCCATGAATTTCAGAATTGTTTTACTCCCATCTAAACTATATCTTAAAGTTGATTTTGATGTTTCAATAACTTGTTTGAAATCCACCGCTTCAACCATTTCTTTATTTATTATAACATACTTTTTTTCCATATCTTTATTCTGGGACATCAGCATCAAAATCTGTTGAAGTCATGTTAGTCATTGTTCCATTATTATTTCCTGTTTCATCCACAATTGTTGGAAAAGTTGCTATTGAATTTCCAACTATACCACCATCTCCCATTTTCCAATAACCTATCATATTTGAAGCTGGTTCAGGATTAAAAGGAAGTCCATCATTGTAAAGGTCTCTAACCTCTGTTGCATCAAGTGCTTTATTAAATAAAACTACTTCATCAATATTTCCTTTCCAAAACCCTCCCCCATCTGCATTATTTCCAATTGCTGCAGCTGTAAAGCTTCCAGTAAATGTTCCAGAAACTCCGCTTGTTGATTGTTTTAGAACTCCATCTAAGTAAATTGCAACCAAGTCCCCTGTATTATTGTCCCATGTTCCCACTACATGATGCCACTTTCCATCTCCCTCAATTGCATCAGTTAAAATCGCCTCTGTTGCTGTTCCCCCAGCTTTATATGAAAATCTCAATTCTGATGAGGGATTGTGATAGATAATTCTTATATTATTATTAGTATCTTCATAAAGACGCATTATATGTCCACTAGCTCCTGTTGATTCTAATTTTATCCAAGCAGACATTGAACCTGTATTTTTTACAGAACTCATTCCAGTAACTCCCAATGCAACATAATCATCAACCCCATCAAAACGAGTTGAATAAATATTGTTGAATGAATTTATTATTCTAATATTAAAGTTCAATGATTTTCTATATATCCCATCACTCCCACTCATATCATCAAACACATCATCATAACCATCAAAATCAATTGCTTGTATATTTACAGCGTTATAAACTCCATTCACTCTATCCAATGCTGTTCTTATATAGTTGGCAAGTTTAGAAGCTTCTGAGTATGTTTTGCAATAAGCTGAAACCATTATGTTTGCAGTATCTAATAAAGCAACAGAATCTTTTTGTCCCTCTGGTGTATCACTTGAAACATCATAAACAATGAAAGGAAATGCTGAGGTTTGTTTCATTACATTTGGAGCAATCCTTGTTCCCACCATTGAACTCACTGCAATGTTATCACTTAATATTTTGTATATTGCTTTTCCTATGTCCATTTTAATATCCTAAACTTCCGTATTTTTTTAATCTTTTTTCATGGCTTTTTATAACCCTTGTAAATATTTTTTCAGCAGACTTCATTCCATTGGTTAAAACAATAGGAGATTTTTCTTTCCATGCGTTCGCCATAAATGGATTATCTTTTCCTTTTGCTTTTCCAAAATGTTTTACTTCACTTCCGTATTCAACAAAAGCACCATACCATCCGCCCAATGCTGCTTTTTTACCCCTATAAACTTTTGGCCCAACATAACCACCTAATTGTTTTTTTGCAGCTTTAGTTTGGAAAAACTTTATTGATTTCTTTAATGTTCCACTTGGAATTTCTACACTTTTATCTCTCCAATATTTTTTATTTTTTCCTGAATCTTTAACTCCCTCTTTTGCACCTTTTACTAATGGTTTAGAAACCTCCCTCCAAAATTTAGTCCAAACTGTTGTTTGTTTAACTTGTTTTGGAAGTTGTTGAAACATTTTATCAATTTCTTGTAATCCTTGTATTTTTACAGAAACTCCATTCATTATTGATTATCTTTTATTCTTGTTTCTAATTCCAAAAATTGTTCTCTTCCATCTATTTCTTTAATACCGTGAATGATATAATTTGCATCAGCTTGAATATCAAAAATTCTATAAGTTGTTAAAATATTAACTCCCAAATTTCTGACGTAAAAAACAACATCCGTTCTGTTTACCTGTTCTTGGGACTCTTCTTTTCTGTTGCTTGATTTCCAATCTTTTTTTGCCCATACTGTATAAACGGTTGCATAAGTTTTTGTTTCCTCTCCATAATCATCTCTGGTGTAAGTTGGAGCGGTAATTAAAATTCTTCTATCTAGTTGTCCTATACTTAACATACTTGAATTTTATATTGGTTCAATAAATATTGACTTGATAATGGAAGTTCTGTTGCTGTTCTTCCTGTTATAACGCTCTGGCGATTTTCGTAAAAATTTCCGATTGTAATTAAAACAGCTTGTCTTATTGCTTCAGGAACACTTGACGCAGCAGTTCCATAACCAACAGTGTATTTTACTTCAATAGCATTTATTCTGTTTGCTATATTTGGATAGGATTGATTTGGTTTTAATCCTATTCGTGCTGGTTGGGATACTTCATCTAATAAATAAACTGTTCCAGCTAAAGTTTGTAAAGAATCATCACTATCATAATATTTTATGTGTGTAATTGCTGATACTGGACTTTTATAAAGATTTTCAATATCTACCCATTTATCCGCATATTGTGTTACTAAAGTATCAAGAAAATATCTGTTGGTATATATTTCACAAGATTGAGTTGCTGCTTTAATTAAATTATCTATTAAAGTATCATCTGCTGTTGTATCAACTTTTAAGAAATCCTTTGCATCCGCAGTTGTGAATAAGGGATTTGTTGCTAATGTATTTACTTTTAAACTTCTATGCGCCATTTTGTTTGTTTTAAAAAAAAAGGACTGGCTAACTAAAACCAGCCCTTTTTAAAATTAATTAATATGATTTACGCCTCTATATTCTTGTGGAATGATGCAGATTGAACAGCGCCAGCATCAACTAAAGATGTAACTACCAATCTTGGAAGTCCTGTAGCAGAATTTGTGTAAGGATCGAATAAAATATCTAATCCACCAAATTGAGCAATGTGAACTTTTCTAAAGTCCCCAAATAAAACCGCTTCTTTACCAGTTGCAACATCAGAACCAACACCTGTAGAAACAAATCCATAGTAGCCATTTAATCTCTTATCAAAATTATCCCAGATAGCAGAAACATTTGAAACTTGAGGTAAATTCTTAACAGCAGCATAAGCAGTTGTATTCATTAAGTAAGCCATTCTTGCTCCCTCTAATTGAACATCTGCATCAAGAGTATCAGTTTCCATTTTTAAAACTGCAGCTGCATCTAAAGCACCAGTCCCAGAAGCAGTAGCATCTTTCATTAAAGAAGTTGGAGCGTTTGTTATATCCGCCTCAGATAAGAAAGCATCTTCTAAAGTTGCAGCAACATTAGCAGCCATGTTTCTTTGTAATGCCGCCTCAAGTCCAGTGTTTTGCACCATAGACTCTTGACTCATATTTACAATTGAGATAAGTTTCTTAGGACTTAATGTTAATGAGCTTGTTGTTCCTGCAGTTGCAACAGTTCCAGAAGTTCCATCCTCAGAAACGAAAGTAGAAGTTATTGCAGAGAATACTGGAAATTTCATGTTGTTGATACCAGAGTAGAAGTTTGCACCTGCAGAAGCTAAAACTAAGTTTGCTTCTAATTGGTCAGTAAAAGACATAACTTCAGTAGCATTTACATCTCT